ACAAAAATTGCGGCAATCCTGATTTTTGTACTTGCCCTGGTATTAAATTTAAAGGTAATTTAATTCTAAGATGACGAACACTCTTGCAGCGATAACTTCCGTGCAGGAGTGTTTTTTGTTTAACAGGAAATTTCGATGAAGATTCCGGGTGACAAAAAGGCGCGCTCTTTATTATTTATAATATGGTCTGCAGAACCTTATTAATTTGATCATTTGCGGCTGCCCGGTGTGAATACTGCGCTGGGAACTTTTAGATTGTTTGGATTTTACCGGATATTATTTAAGGAGAAGAATGGAAGAAAAGTTAATGGAAGAGCGGAAAAATATGCTGCTGGACCTGATGAAGGACCCGACATATGTTCCGATGAAACTAAAAGAGCTGGCGCTGCTTCTTGGTGTCACAAAGGAGCAGCGCGGCGAGCTGGAAGAAGTTTTAAATGAGTTGGTGGCGTCTGGAAAGGTTGGAATCTCGAAAAAGGGAAAATATGCGAGATCCGAGGTCTTCGCCCAGACGGGAGTTTTTGCGGCTCATCACCGGGGCTTCGGCTTTGTGACTATCGAGGGCAGGGAGGATGATCTCTTTATCCCGCCGGATGATACCGGGGATGCCATGGACGGGGATACGGTCCAGGTCGTCATCAATGAGAACGGAAGAGGCGGCCGGACGGAGGCGAGAGTCTTAAAGGTATTGAAGCATGCCAACGAGACCCTGATCGGAACCTTCGAGAAAAACAAGAATTTCGGTTTCGTGATCCCGGACAACCCGCGGATCACCATGGATATCTTTATCCCCCAGGGAAAGGAAAATGGCGCGGTATCCGGGCACAAAGTTGTGGTAAAGCTGGATACTTACGCGGCGAAAAATAAAAATCCGGAAGGCCATGTAAAGGAAATTCTGGGCCATATCAATGATCCGGGAGTGGATATCCTGTCCATCGTCCGGGCCTACGGGCTGCCGGAGGAGTTCCCGGAAGAGGTGATGGAGGAGGTCTCCCATGTTCCGGAGGCGCTCTCGCCGGAATATGTGGAGGAGGAGATCGAGAAGAACGGAAGAGTGGACCTTCGAAATGTGCCGATGGTGACCATCGACGGAGAGGATGCGAAGGATCTGGACGATGCAGTCAGCGTGTCGAAGGAGACGATAAACGGGGAGACGATCTACCATCTCGGCGTTCACATCGCGGATGTGAGCCATTATGTAAAGGAGAAGAGTCCTCTTGATGAGGAGGCGTACAAGCGGGGAACCAGCGTGTACCTTGTGGACCGCGTGATCCCGATGCTGCCCCACAGACTTTCCAACGGAATCTGTTCCCTGAATGCAGGATGTGACAGGCTGGCGATGAGCTGTCTTATGGATATCGATGAAAAGGGTATTATTGTGGGGCATAAGATCTGCGAGTCTGTGGTGAACATTGACCGGAGAATGACGTACACGGCGGTGAATGCGATCCTGGAAGCGAAGAATGGAAAGAATAGCGGGGAGGACGCTGAGTTAGAAGAGACAAATGGACGGAACCAGGACGAGCGTTTTGAGAATGATGAACAGAAAAAATCGAAACGGAGTCTGAAAAATGTACAGGCAGATGATCTCGAGAAAAAGAAAGACGCAGCGAAAGAGAAAGCTGAATTCGCGAAAAAGTGCCTGGAAGAGTACGAGGATTTCGTCCCGATGTTCCTGCTTCTGGACGAGACCGCTCGCGTCTTAAGAGAAAAGCGCATGGCGAGAGGTGCTGTGGACTTCGATTTCCCGGAGTGCAAGATCATCCTGGACGCAAAGGGACGCCCGGTGGAGATCAAGCCATACGAGCGGAACGCGGCGACGATGCTGATCGAGGACTGCATGCTGGCGGCCAACGAGACGGTTGCGGAAGATTACTACTGGCAGCAGGCGCCGTTCCTGTACCGCAGCCATGAGAAGCCGGATGGGGAGAAGATCAAGCGCTTCGGAATCCTGATCAACAATTTCGGTTACTCGATCCGTCTCCAGAACGGAGAGCTTCACCCGAAGGAGATGCAGAAGCTTCTTGCAAAGGTGGCCGGATCCCCGGAGGAGGCGCTTCTCGCGAGACTGGCGCTCCGCTCCATGAAACAGGCGAAGTACACGACGGACTGCATGGGACATTTCGGTCTTGCGGCGAACTATTATACCCACTTCACCTCCCCAATCCGCAGATACCCGGATCTTCAGATCCACCGGATCATCAAGGAGAACCTTCACGGTGAGCTCACGAAGAAGCGCGTTGCCCACTACGAGAAGATCCTGCCGGAGGTTGCGGTCTGGACATCATCCAGGGAACGCCTTGCGGACGAGGCGGAGCGGGAGACCGACAAGGCGAAGAAGGTCCAGTTCATGGAACACCATATCGGCGAGGAATTCACCGGTGTGATCTCTGGAATCAGCAACTACGGTTTCTATGTGGAACTCCCGAACACTGTGGAAGGCATGGTACGCCTTGCGAACCTGGATGGCGATTACTATGTGTTCGATGAGGAACACTATGAGTTAGTGGGAGAGCGGACGAGAAAGAAATATAAGCTGGGACAGACGGTGAAGATCCAGGTGGTCTCTGTGGACAGGTATTTGAAGACCATTGATTTTCTGCCGGTAAGAAAATTTGATTAGGCGAAATGATTCGGACACGACGGATTGGCGGCGAAAATTTCCCGGAAAACATTGCTTTGCGGTGAAATGGTATTATAATATAGAGATAAGTTCCGGTCGGATGAGTTCCCGGCTGGAACAGAAAAGAGGATAGGATTATGGCAAAGAGCAGCGGCTTTAAGCTGATCGCGAACAATAAAAAAGCGTATTTCGACTTCTTTATCGACGATAAGTTCGAGTGCGGTATTGCCCTTGCGGGAACGGAAGTAAAGTCTATGCGTATGGGCAAGTGCAGCATCAAGGAATCCTTCGTGCGGATCACAAACGACGAGGTCATGATCTACGGCATGCACATCAGCCCGTATGAGAAGGGAAATATCTTCAACAAGGACCCCCTCCGCGAGAGAAAACTCCTGATGCACCGCTACGAGATCAACAAATTAAAGGGAAAGATCCAGGAAAAAGGTTATACCTTAGTGCCGCTCCAGGTATACTTTAAGGGAAGTCTCGTAAAAGTGGAGATTGGTCTCGCAAGAGGTAAGAAGATCTACGATAAGCGTGCTGATATCGCGAAGAAGGATCAGAGAAGAGAGCTGGAGAAGGAATTCAAGGTGAAAAACCTGTACTAGAGCGGATCTATACTGCGGACCCTTGACAATTTGGGCGAGTGATGGTAAGATTTGTGTTACGCGAGAACAGTACCAGTATAGGATTCGGGGTCGCCTGGATTTTGAACACTGTCAAAAGCGAACGCATCGGAAGAATGTCCGCGACCCATTGCGGATCGGGCGATGCGAAAAACTCCGAAGAGAGTGCCAGTAAGGGCTTGTACTGGTTTCGACGGGGGCTTTGAAGCTGGTGAAGCTATCCGCATGCAATGCGTTAAATGGCAAACCTAAATATAAACGCTAACGACGAATTAGCATACGCAGCCTAATTTAGGCAGCTGTCGGCCTTAGAATACCTGCATTTTAAGTAACCGGCATCATTTAAAGCAGGAAACGACACGTGCAAAGCTTTGCGCACGCGGGCGTATGATGAAGCTACCAAACGGATCAGGATGTCTGCTTTCGGGTTCGGGCGGGAATTCTAAATAACAGACTATGATAGTAGAAGAACAGGGGATAGGTTTTCGGACAGGGGTTCGATTCCCCTCAGGTCCACGACAAAAGCCGCGTATTTACGCGGCTTTTTAGTTTTTGTGTTGCATTTCGTGTTGCATATTTAGCAGTGCTTTGTACCAGCCGTTCGGATCCGCTTCCCGAAGTGCATTTATAATCTCAATGGCTGACTTCTCTTTTTCTGAAGCATTTCCATCCAGAAGTGAATCAAAATAATTGTCTATGGTCTCATCGACCTTTTCTCGTTCCTCCGAAAATGTATGAGTGTATACGTTTTTCATGACCCGATCAGAAGACCATCCGCCGCGTTCCTGCGCATATTTATCCGGGATCCGGAGCAGTGCCATTACAGATGCATTGAGGTGCCGCAGATCGTGGAATGTCATGTGAGGTAGGTCATGCTGCTCTAAAAGAGATACCCAACGCATGTAAATTGCATGTCCGCTCAGGGTGATCAAAGGATCATCTGGTTTTTTCCCAGAGATATTCTTGTCAATCAATGCCTGAATATAATTCGGGATGTGATGCTTACGCAGACGGGCTTCCGCTTTGCCGCTTTCCTTTACCGTTGGAGTCTGTCCGATATCAACGATAACACGGTCCAGGGTAATGTACCCGTTAGAGATATCTCGAACGCGGATTCCACGGATCTCAGACATAGAGTAGCTGAGCCAGCAGGCCAGGAGACACGGCAGCTCGATTTCCGTATCTTTAATGATTTCCAGCACAGTTTTTGCAGGAATAAGGCTTTTAACTTTCTTAGGTATCTTAGGCAGCCTTACATCATAGTTATCGTTCGGATAAAAATAGTTTATAACACTTCGTATGTAGCTGTAAGTGTTTCGAACAGTCTTGGGCGAAATAGGTGTTTTCGTTTTGGTTGAACGTTTTGAGGGGCGCTTCGTATCATCATCAACAGCTTTCTGTAAGTCCTCTGTGGTGATGTCTTTAAGCTTCTTTTCCATCAGGAAAGCATAGGAGTCATATTGTTCTTTTGAATATCCCTGGACGGTGGTACCTGAGAGCGATGGACCGATGGCTTCTACGTACTTCTTCATTGCATCTTTCAGCAAAATGTTTCCGCTTTTTTGACGTTTCCGGCTGACATTGGTGTCACGATCCTGTTGAAATTCGGCGGCCTGACGCTCAGCATCCGCTTTCCCGCGTCTTGATGGGTCATCACTGGTAAATGATTCATAAATTCGTTTATCCTTCCATGTACCTGATTTCGTGTCAAATATACGCTCGGTGTGACTGTACACCAGACACCTCCAGGATCCGGAGGGTAGCTTTTTCGCAGTAGCCATGTATATCAATTCTCCTTTCCATGTTGCGACGTCGCAACGGCCCGATTTTGGGTATAAAAAGAACACCCCTTGCCAGGGTGCTCGGAAAATGATATAATTCAGGTGTTCTAAGTCTGATTTATATCTTCCGGAGCATCCGGCAAGAGAAAATCTATGTAAAGCCGTTCGGTGTTACCAGCACCGGGCGGTTTTACATTTTATGGAAGTTTAAAGAGTTATAGTAGATCGCTGATCCGGATCGTCAAGCCATCGTAAATTCCAACAGGAATCTCCTGGCTGAACGTGTAAATTGCTGGAGCTGCATCGTCTTCATAATGGTACACGGTGGTTCTTTCCTTGGCAGGATCCACGATCCAGTATTCCCGGACGCCGGCCTGGGAATAGATCGTGTTCTTCAGGCCATAGTCCATTTTGCGGCTGGCCGGAGAGACGATCTCGAAAATAAGGTCCGGAGCTCCGGAGCATCCGCGGTCGGTCAGCTTATTTGGATCGCAGATCACAGAGATATCCGGTTCCACCCAGTCCTTGTTATCGGCATCGAGATTGACGGCGAAGGGGGCAGGGTATACCTCGCAGGATCCGTGGTGATCAGTAATGTACTGATTAAAGAGAGCTGTCAGTTTGCTCACGAGTTTCTGGTGGATCCGGCTCGGCGGCGCCATGTCGTAAAATTTACCGTTGATCAGCTCGGCACGTTCTTCTTCTGGTAAGTTCCAGTAGTCTTCGGATGTATAATGGTCATTTTTTAATAATGGCATAAAATACTCCTTTCCTCAAAAATTATTATTTAGCTGAATATCTTGACAGATATCGAGCATATTATTATACTATATATGAGTTAACTCGTGATGGATAAGGCTGGGTTCCCGAATGGGAGTAGGTCGCAAGATTTAGAATTCCTTTGCCCCTGGGGTTAACTTATTTTTTATATTATCCAGAATATTATCAGGATCCTTTTTGATTTCGTCTACAATCAGTTCTAGCGCCTGCAAGGAATATTTATAAAAATCTGTTTCTCCTGTACTGTATTTCCAACACAATTTTTTATTATCTTTTATTCCAAAAAATTTTATAAAGTTATTAAAATGATATTTATTAAAAGAAACAGCGTTGCCTTTGTATTTAGGTTCTATTTTATTTCTAGATAACATAGTAGAAATAGTCTCAATGGAAGCCTTGGTTGAATATTTAAATACTTGTTCAGGATCTTTGACCTCTTTAATAACAGCCACAGGTTCTTCTCCATCTTTTGCAATATGGAATACAGCATCTGCATGTGCTTTGTTTTTTGTTATGTAATGATTAACGTTGATATTGATAGAAAACTTTGGATTTTCTGATTCTGATAGCGCCTCAATATTATTTTTTACAGAGATAAGGCGTTTGCTAATTATTTCAGGATATTTACCAGAAATTTCAGTTTCATTTAAGGATTTTAAACTTACTGATAATGTCAAAAAATTTTGCGGAACAAGTTCAGTCATGTCCACTTCATGAAACTCTGACATTTTGTTATTGAAATTTAAAACACAAGCCTGAAAAAGCGGTACGTAAATCATTTCATATTCAACAGTTATAAAATGTGTGCTGGTATTTCTTAATTCAACTATTTTTTCAAGATTGATTCGAAGAGGATCTTTATCATTGGTAAATACTTTCTTTATGCAATCAGAAAGAGCAAATGTACGATCGGGATTGTCTGGGAAATAGATACTTTGCTCTCCCATCGTTTTAATCATGTGCGATTTAAGCATAAGCTCCCATGCATTGCATATAAACATGCTAAAACCTTCAACACGATAGCGTATAGTTGGTTTATTGTACAACTCAATAGCCATTACAAACGCTTCTTTTGCTTTGTTTAGTAATCGATCTTCAAGCTTTTCCATATTGTACCCTCCATTCATCATTTTAATTTGCTGTAAAAAATTCTTTATTCTTCAGCAGCTCCTCCGCATAACCGGTCAAACGGGCCAGCTGGCCGATCGTCAGATCGGGGTGATCGAAGATCACGGAGTCCGGAACCAGAAGTTCCATCGCGAAGGTGTCGGCTTCCCGTTCATATTTGTCCGTGTTGAATTGTGTCCTGGAATCCATAAAGATCGCATTCGATTTCTTATGAAGGAACAGGTGCCCTAGCTCATGGGCGAGAACAAAGCGCTGCTCCGCCTCTGTGAGCCGTTCATCCAGATAGATGATATGATTCCGCTGGAAGTACTGGTAAAACCCACGGACACCCTCTAACGGGTAATGGACCAGGATCACATTCATTCCCTTTATCATTTCAAATGGATCACGCGTCTGGTATTTCCGGACGAGGCGTGATACCAGTTTCTTTATGCGCATGGAAATCAGTCCTTTTTATATTTCTTGGGCGTGTATTTCTCTTTATTCTTTTTCTTAGCCATTTCCATTCCGATCTGCATTGCATCCAGAATTGAATTGATCGCCTCCGGAGATGCCGGATCGCCGTCGAACATCAGCCCTTCCTGGGAGAGCAGCTGCTCTTTGGTTTGTTCCAGAATCTTGGCAATATCTCTTTCATCTCGAGCAGAAAGAGAAGAATCATCGTTTCTATCTTCAACCAGATCAGCTTTCGAAATGCCGAAGTAATTTGCCATTAATTCGATTTTGTCAATGCGGGGATAAGAATTTCCCTTTACCCAATCTGTAAAAGTGGTATACTTAACGCCTAATGCGTCACACATTTCTTGTCGAGTCTTATTATATTTTTCCATATAATGGCGGATATTTTTTGCCATTATTTCTTTATTTCCAAGGTTACCCATATTTTTGACCTCCTTATGCTTTGATTATATGGTTATTCCGTAAAAAAATCAAGATAAATTTAAAAAATTACGGAAAAACCGTTGACATTACGATTAAACCGTAGTATAGTGAGTGCAGAAAGAGAAAGGAGGGAATGTGAGTGCAGAAGGTAAAATCCCGCTTCACTTTGAAAACTGCCCGTGAGATGAAGCGTTATACACAGGAAGAAGCGGCAAAACTCATTGGAGTGAGCGTAGATACGCTCGGAAATTATGAGCGTGGAAAAAGTTATCCAGATGTTCCAGTGCTACGAAAGATCGAAGAGGTCTATGGTGTTCCTTATGAACAGCTTATTTTTTTACCTTTAGATTACGATAAAACCGTAAATCTTATATGACGTGAAAGGGGTGAGAACAGAGTGAAGAAACCAGACATTTCAGATATTGCACTTGTAATATCCATCACTACATTACTGTTTCAGTTTTTCTGTCATTTTATTTTGCCAAGATATTCTTAACAAATTCTATGATTTCGTTATGATGCACAGCGAATTCCATGAGTGCACAAAGAGCGGCGATTCCTACGGAAATCCATCCTTTAAAGTCGCACTTCTTGGAAAGAGCAACAGCTACGTCAGCTTGGCGTTTGGCGCTTTCAGCAATTTGAGAAGAATTACGGGCTTGGTTTCCTGCATTTACGGCAATTGTATTTACTGTCTTACACAAGGCCTCTGCCGAGGTAGCTTGAGCATAAGCTTGTTCGGCAATATGTTCCAAAGATTTTACCTGACGATCCATAAGATCCTGTTTTTCTTTTAAAACAGAGTCGAGGTAGTTGATGATTCTGGTTGAGTCGCTTAAGCAAGCTTCACGGATGTCGTCCAGCTCCTCATCAGATAAAGTTAGAGATTGATTAAAAGGATCTCTATATAAGTCCTTGAGGTATGAAGGAACCATTTTATCCACTAAGTCTTTTGAAATTTCAAGATCTTTTTCTAAGTCAGAATCTGTTTTGGGAACAGCAGGTCTTAAGAAAGGCGTTATATCAGTAGGCATGAAAATCTCCAATTATATGTACTCGGCGGTGTAACGCCTGTACAGAAAGTATAACGCAATGGAGATGTGAGAGCAAGCATACAAAGATGCGGAAGGGGTGAAAGAGTATGCCGAAGTTAAAACCAAATATACAGGAAGAACGGAACAGGATCGTTCGTGCATGTATTGCGGGGAATAAGGAGCGGCTGGCGATCGATGATGCCGCTCTGGCTATTAAGGTCGGGGTGACGAAGAAAACGATTCAGAATAAGTATCACCGGCCGGAGACGTATTCCCTGGATGAGATGCAGAAAATCGCAACTGTATTAAAATTCACTCCGATCCAGGCAGCATCTGTGCTCTTGGGCCGGGAACTTACGTCAAAAGAAATCAAGGAATTTATCCTGCTGTGAGAGGAGGTGAAATAGATGCATGAGATCAATAAAAGGACGACAGGCACTCTGTCAGCGATGCAACCGGATCTGGAATATATCCCGGTTTGCAGTGATCCACGGGGAGTACATATGTCCGAAATGCACAAGGAAGGCGCGGTCCTCAAGGGGATCCATATCCGGATCGAGAGGCAGTCAACGCTGTTTGATGTGATGGAGAAGGCTGGCAGCGTGATCGGCGGCCTGGCAAGTCTGGGAATGGTGTATGTCCTCGGCTGTATGGTTGTAAGATTCGGAATTTTAATTTAAAAGATCCCCATAACGGAGCGGCAACTCCGAGGGGATCAAGCGAAAAAACTTTTTCACCCTTATTGTAAGGGAGCAGGAGGAGAAAATCAAGATGGTAAAAGTAACGATTGAGGATGACAGATGCAAGAATGAGATTACAGGCGAGTTCTTCATGGGGCTTATGATTACCGAAGAAGAGAAAACTGAGGACAGCACAACTTATAAAGCGTGCGCGATCGGAACAGGAAATACATGCGTGCAGGATCTCCCGAATAATGTCGCGAAATGGATTGTCAGTACCTTTGGAGCGGTGTATAAAACCAAGCTTGGCTATGCTGCGGCAATGGCAGAGTTTGCCAAGCGTATAGATAATGCGGTCAACCAGGCAATTAAGGAGAGTGCGTGTACGATTACAGATGAAATAATGGAAGAGCTGAAGGGAGAAAAGGAATGAGTGGATTTAAATTATATGAGATCTCAGAAGAGCTCATGACACTGGAGGACATGCTTTACGATGATACGGTTGATCAGGAGACGGTACAGGACACCTTAGAGATGATCAACATGGACTTTGAGGATAAGGCAGATAACTATGCGAAGATCATCCGTACAATGGATGCCAGCATCAAGGCGCTGAAGGACGAAGAGCAGAGACTTTCCGGCAGAAGAAAAGCCCTCGAAGAGAGACAGAAGTGGCTGAAGGATACTCTGGAAGCCAATATGCGTTATACCGGAAAGATGAAGTTCAAAACACCGCTGTTTTCCTTCAGCATTCAGAAGAATGGCGGGCTGGAACCGCTGGTAATCACTGGAGAGCTTGAGGACATTCCGGGCCGTTACCTGATCCAGCAGCCGCCGATTCCGGATAACATGAAAATCCGGAAACTCCTGGAAGAGCAGCCGGTTGAGTGGGCACATCTGGAGCCGCGCGGCGAAAGCCTGAGGATCCGCTGATGGACCGGGAAAGTATTGGACCGTTTCGCATGCAGCTGCTTATGGAAGTAGCAGCGAAGGCAGTCAAGATTATGACAACAGGTGTATGGCATTTATCCTTTGACGAGATGGATATCGTACTGGAGTATATCCGGTACGGCATTGATGCTTATAAGAGAAAGTACGAGGAGGGAAACGACGATGTTTCTGAAAATCGGTGAATTGAAAAGAATCATGAAAGATGCCCTGAAGAGCTCCGGACTGATCGTGGGTAATACAGGAGAGTGGTTTTTGGTATACACGGAAAAATGGGGCGTTGCCACAGAGCTGCAGTATCTCTCAAACAAGTTTAAGGCAGCTGTGATTGAGCTGATCGGAGATCTCCCGGAAGAGGGTGAGGCGTATTTGTACAACATCGATGAGCATGGGCTTAAGCGGGCGCCGGATCTGGACCCGGTGGATCCGTACGATGAATGGATGGCTGCGAAGGATGTGGCAGTTAAAACCGGCGTAAATGTACGGTTGTTTGCGCACGAATATGCGTTCTATCAGGTCAAGCAGACACATGCATGCGTCGCAATTGAGCGCCGGCATGTGGAACCGATGATTTCCCCCAGCGACCTGGACAAAACGGAAGGTGAGCTGATGCCGCCGAACCCGAGTGTCAGAAACGGTACGGTCCTCTATTTCAAAAACGATATGATGATCTATTGGGTGGCCGCAGAGCCAATGCCGGAAAAGACAAGAAATGAATTTTTACCATTGTTAGAATCGTTGGATTTCTTCAACGAAAGAGAAGAAGTCATTCCGTATTAGAGGAGGAGTTATGGGATTACCAGTTTTGATCTATGGAAAGTCCGGAAGCGGAAAGAGCCGGAGCTTAAAGTTCTTCGCAGAGGATGAAGTTGTACTGTTTAACACGGAAAGAAAGGCGCTGCCGTTCCGCAAGCGTTTCCGGAAAATGGGAGCCAGCGATGACATTGGAAAGATTATCGCAACAATCAACCAGAATCCGGAGAAAGTCTTCGTGATCGATGACGCCGGGTATATTATGACGCACCTGTTCATGTCCCAACACCGGAATAAAAAAGGCAATGCATCTTTTGAGATGTATGACGATATTGCAGATGCCATGTATGGTCTTGTCAAGAGAATCAAGGATGAGGTAAAGGATCCGGAAAAGATCGTATACATCATTTTCCATGAGGACACGGATGACTTCGGTGTCTCCCGTCTTAGAACCATTGGAAAGCAGCTGGACCGCAAGGTTTGTCTGGAGGGCATGGTGACGATCTGCATTCGCTGCATGAGTGAAAACGGGACGCATTTCTTCCGGACAGTTACGGATGGATCCGATATTACGAAGACGCCGGAGGATATGTTTGAGAGCCCAGAAATCGAAAATAACCTGAAGTTAGTGGATGACACCATCCGTGATTTCTATGGATGGGAGAAGTATAAAGCCAAGGAGGACAAGCAGGAATGATTAAGAAACCAACAGGATATGATGAGGCGGCAGCTTATACTGGGGAGTTCCAGCAGCTGCCGAAAGGAAAGTATGTGTGCGTGATCAAGCGGGTTGCGACACAGAAGTCCAAGAACGGAAACGAGCAGTTTGTAATTCTGTATGACATTGCAGAGGGTGATCAGAAGGGCTTCTACCAGAAGATGTTTGATAATGACAAATCACAGAATCCTTCCGGAGCGAAGTGGCGTGGCGTGTTTAAACAGAACATGGAAGGCAAGGGACTTTCCTGGTTTAAGGGTATTATTACCTCAATCGAACGTTCAAACAACTTTACATTCCAGTGGGACAGAGATGACAACGAGAAAACGCTGAACGGCAAGAAATTTGGTGGAATCTTCCGTCGCAGACAGTATGAAGCCGAGAACGGAAACCGTCCGATCGTTACGGAGCTGTGGCAGATCCGCAGTCTGGCAGGACTTTCAGAGGCAGAGGTTCCGGAGGACGAGCTTCTTCCGGAAGGACCGGGAGCCGGAAGCCAGCAGGCACAGGCAAATGCGGCGCCGCCGTCTATGGTGGACGGCAATGGTTTTATGAATATTCCGGAAGGAGCCGGAGATGAGGGAATCCCGTTCTTATGATCCGGAACTGTACCGGAAAGTTAAGGAATCAGTAACGATGCAGCAGGCCGTAGAGTATTGCGGCCTGCGTGTCATAAAGGATAAATGCCTGTGCCCGTTCCATAAGGACCAGCATCCATCCATGAAGATCTATCCGGATGGAAAAGGATATTACTGTTTTGCATGTGGATCCGGTGGGGATCAGGTCAAGTTTGTGGCAAGATACCTCGGCGTAAATAATTATGATGCAGCTAAGGAGCTGGCGCAGGCCTTTGGGATTCCCATTGAGGAGCCGGTCACATATCGGGAGAAACGTGAAGCAGAGAAAAAGAAGCGCTGCAGGCGAGAGAAAGACGAGTTTACCCGATATGCGAGGAAATGGCTAATGGTGTACCGAAGCCTCCTGTGCGAGGCGGTCAGAACGCAGGACAGGCATTTCTGGGAGGGGCTGGGCAATTTATCGTATGTGGACTACCTGCTTGAATGTCTGGAGCAGTGTCCGGAACAGGTATACGCAGACAAGAAGGCGGTGAGTGAAATTGGAAAAGTCGAACGAAGAGTTACTGACTGGTATAGCTAAGCTGGAGCGGCAGAGTCCATTTCCGGATGAAATCTTTTACCGGATCTTTGAGATTGAGGACAATGTGGAACGGCAGAAGTATATTGAGGCATTGCGGAACGAAGCCAAGATCTTAAAGCGCAGCACGGAGTTTAACAATCTGTTGAAGCAGTTCCAGCTTGACTATATTCAGCGGATGCGCCAGACCGGCAACAAAACGGCTTTTACCGATCAGCCGCTGGAACTGATCTGTGCAGAATGGAGCGCTACCGATATGGGCGTGAAAACGATCCGGTACGATAAGAATATGCAGCCGATTCCGGTGATTGCCTGCAGTCATCCGATTATGCCGATCGAGATCCTTAAAAACGTGGATACATCGGAGGAAAGGATCACGCTTGCCTACTTCAAGTCAGCGTCTTGGCAGCATATTACGGTAGACCGGTCTGTTTGCGCCAATACCAACAAAATTGTGGACGTGCTGTCTCAATATGGCATTGAGGTTACTTCCGACAATGCGAAGAGTCTGGTGCGTTATATCAGTGACTGCGTAGGTTACAATCCTGTCGCTCTGGAACCGAAGAAATCCATTAACCGTTTGGGATGGGTCGGTGTAGCCTTTACCCCGTATGAGAAAGATATCCGGTACGAGGGTGGAATGGATTTCGAGGCGATCTTTAAAAATGTGTCTGAAAAGGGCGATTTTGACGTCTGGAAGAAGCTTTGCAGTGATCTCAGGAAGAATATACCTCTGCGCATGATGATGGCAGCAAGCTTCGCTTCTGTGCTTCTGGAGCCGCTTAAGGTACTGCCGTTTGTGCTGCACTTGTGGGGAACGACCGGAACAGGAAAGACGGTGGCGCTTATGGTGGCAATGTCCATCTGGGGGAACCCGCGGATGGGCGGTCTGGTAAAGACCATGAACATGACCAAGAATGCCATTATGCGTAATGCAGCTTTTTTATGCAGCATCCCTTTTGCGGGAGATGAGCTGCAGACCATCAAGGACAAATGGCAGGGAAATTTTGACCAGCTGATCTACCAGATCACAGAGGGCGTGGATCGCGGCCGCGCGAAGGCTTATGGCGGTGTAGAGGATACCAAGACCTGGAAGAACAGTTTTATCTTTACCGGCGAGGAACCGATCACGAAGGTGAACTCCGGAGGTGGTTCAAAAAACCGTGTTATCGAGATCGCAATAGACGGTCCACTGGTGACAGATGGCCATTATGTGAGCAGCATGGTGCAGGAGAATTATGGTTTTGCTGGAAGAAAATTTGTGGAGTACATACAGGAGACAGAAACCTGCAAAATCATGGACCGTTACAGAGAACTCTTTGAGGAACTCTGTAAGCTTGACACTACGGACAAGCAGGCTATGGCTATGGCCTGCATGCTGTTGGCAGATGAGATTGCGGTGAAGCTCTTTTTTACGGCAGAGCAGCCGCTGCAGATTGTTCAGGTAAAGCAGTACCTGCAGAGTGCACTTGATGTGGATATTGCTGAGCGCGCATATCAGCAGGTGTTGAACTGGGTTGCAAAGTACCAGATCCGTTTTGAAGATCCGAAAGCCGAAAACTCGCTGAATAAGGGCGAGGTCTGGGGAAAGATCGATGGCGGGAAGCTGATCGTGAACCGTGATGTACTTTTAAGTTTTCTGGATCAGAATGGATTCGACTATACGGCAGTAAGCCGAAAATGGGCAGAGAAAGGTTATCTGGTGCGCAATTCGCAAGGGAAGATGGTACATCAGACGAAGGTATATGGAATCAAATCGAGCTACATCAAATTCAACCTGCCAGAGGATGACGATACTACGGACAAAGATGGGTTTGTGCAAGTCGAAAATTATGAGCAGGAGACACTGCCTTTTGACTAAAAGGTCTTACCTGATTTCTAAAAGGTAAGACCTTGGTAAGACCCTTGAAGCCGCATAAACACTGGCTTTTTTAATAAGGTCTTACCTGTCTTACCGGTCTTACCTGTTATATAGTCTCGTGACGCGAGGAAAAAAACGTCATTATTTTTTTCTCTTATAAAAATATAGACTTATTATCCGGGTTTTTAGGTAAGACAGTAAGACCCTAAGTAAAATAAGGGCTTGCGGGCATTTTTCAGGTAAGATTCGGGAAAGATATTTCCGGAAAATGGTAAGACCGCAGCTATGAGGGGATGAAAACAATGAAAATGAGCAATAAATCAGCCGGCACAATGTTTGAGCGTGAATTTGCCGGGAAACTGGCAAAGAACCGGTTCTGGGTGCATCGATTTCAGGACAATAAAAACGGGCAGCCTTGTGATGTGATCGCAGCCAGGAACGGAAAAACATATCTCTTTGACTGCAAAGACTGTGCCGGTGCATTTCAGCTAAGCAGGGTGGAGGAGAACCAGTACAATGCAATGTATTTGTTTCACCTGACCGGAAACAGCCGCGGGATGTTTGCAGTCAGATATGATCCGGAAGTGATCTTTCTGGTTGACTATCAGGTTCTGAAAGATTTACAGGACAGGGGAGTCCGGTCGATTCCGCGCATGGCTATGACACGATACGGTAGAACGCTGAATGACTGGCTTCAGGAATTAAACGATTCAGAGACAGGAGATGAGACAATTGATCATACAGATTGGCGCTGAGATCCGCATCAAAGATCCAACTCCACAGCTTAAAAAGTGGTGTGATGAGAATCTTGTGATCCGGAACCCGGAGTATGATGACCGAATGCGCCGGGGACTCTGGACCGGAAAGACGCCGGAATACCTGTGGCTGTTCCGGGTCGATGGTCAGGATCTGGTGGTTCCGACCGGGACCGGAAAGGAGATCCGGAAGTTTTTAACGGAGCAGGACCCGATTGAGATCCATCTTGCAGACCCGGCACATGTTCAGTACGATGGAGAGTTGCCGCTGTATGACTACCAGAGACCGGCGGTGGATGCGATGAAGGAACAGAGCTGCGGGATCCTTCAGGCACCGTGTGGATCCGGAAAAACGCAGATGGGAATTGCGCTGGCTGCGGAACTTAGCGGGAAAACCCTATGGGTCACGCATACTCAAGACCTTCTGAATCAGTCTTATGAGCGTGCAGCACAGTACTTCCCGAAGAACACTCTGGGAAAGATCACAGCCGGGAAGGTGATGATCGGCAGCCATATGACCTTCGCGACAGCTCAGACGCTTTGCAAGCTGGATCTTTCCAGATACGAATACGTATGGGATACCGTCATCGTGGATGAGTGTCACCGGCTCGCAGGGACGCCGACGCAGGTCACGATGTTTTATAAGATCTTGAACAGTCTGGCGGCGAGACACAAGTATGGGTTATCTGCCACAGTACACCGGTCGGATGGGATGATCAGAAGCACATTTGCCGTTCTTGGACCGGTGGTGTACCGGGTACCGGATGAGGCGGTTGCGGACAAGACCATGAAGGTCCGGATCTGTGAACGAAGCACGGGAGTAAAGGTCAATCGGTGCGTACTGGATACGGACGGGACACTGGAGTATTCGAAGCTGATCCCGTATCTGATCAACTGCTCAGGGCGAAATGATCAGATTGTGAAGGATCTGAAAGACAATGTGGAACATTTTAATCTGGTTCTCTCGGATCGGCTGGAACATCTGAAGAATCTTATGGATCTGCTGCCGGAAGATCTTCGGATGCAGGCGGTGATGATCGATGGGAAGATGCAGAGCAAGCGTGGACGTCTGGCAAGAGAACAGGCCATTGAAAATATGCGGAACGGGAAAAAGCACTTCCTCTTTGCTTCGTACGGTCTCGCAAAAGAAGGATTGGACATCCCGCGTCTTGACCGGTTGTACCTTGTGACGCCAAAGAAAGATTATGCGGTGGTCATCCAGTCTGTCGGCCGGATCGCACGGACCTTCGATGAAAAACAAGACGCAATCTGCTTTGACTATGTGGATGATATCCAGTTCTGCCAGAATCAGTTCAAGCGGAGAAAGACCCATTACAGAAAGGCAGGATGCATTTTATGACAAAGCGTGAAGAACAGGCAGCAGAAGCGAAAGCAGCGTGGTGCGATTCGTACGTTTTCTATCAGAAATATCATGGGCATCCGGTGGAGCCTGGAATGTGGAAAGCAGCAACCGATGACTTTGCAGATATCCTTCGGAAAAATAATAATTCAACCATCTGCGCGCGGCTGATGTTGGCGGCGTTCAGCTTATTGGAGGAAGAGTCGAGATGACAAAAACTAAGATCAATACAGGGGCAGCGGTGGAAAACCACAGACAGAAAGATCAGGGAAATGTATCACCGAAATGGATTGAGGCGATTCAGAGACAGGTAAAGATCGGCGATACGGTCAATGTGAAAACAAATAAATGCTGCAGTGTCGATGAGGGCATGAGCGGCAAGTCCGGTGTCTGGAGAAAAGGAACCGTGATCGGCATTTTCCGCAACTTTGTTCATGTACGCCTTCAGAGCGGTGTATGCGAAAGCGTTCTCTGGGCAGATATCACGAACAGCAATACGGAGGATGACGATGAAGAAGAATAACGATACGCCGAAGGAGCAGTTTATCTGCAGCGTGTGCGGAAAGGAGATCTCTGGAGATCATGTGATCATCCAGACGAGACGCCATACTACGCTGCATATCCACTACGAATGTATGAGGGCAGGGAGGAAGGAATAAGCAATGTCGTTGTTTATCGGGACTAGAGAATTTTTAGATTGTACGGAGTGCCCAAAATGCAAGGTGAAGGAAGGGCTGAAACATGGCGTAAGGTATGGAATCTGCGGCATGGGCGGAAATCTTGTTTATCTTGAACCGTGGAAGGAGCGAAAAGTATGCGGATCAGGCTTGATCCATCATCCTGTATCTAGCTGTGGATTATACGAGAAAAAGGAGGGGAATAGCCATGAAGAAGATTAAATTATTTCCGGCACCACATATCGAGATCCGGATCTCCGTATCGGATGAGATGGAGAGAGATTACTTGGAATGTCAGAGAAGATTTGAATCTGGAGATAGGGATCTGCAGTGCGGTAATTGCAGTTGGAAGGACGTGAAAACATCCAGTTACGGTGGTGCGTGCATGTTGAATGGACTGGAAGAGCAGATGAAGCGGAGGGGATAAGTATGGGACTGATTGAAGTGGATGATAACGGCAAGTGGAGACTGAAAGGCGTGGAATGGAAGCAGATTGCTCCGGGCGCAGTGATTACTAAGAAAATCTGGGAGAAACTTTACGGGGCGCTCTGGAAGCTGAAGGACTATGAAAATACCAGAGTGGATCCGGATGGTATAAGACAGCTTAATGCAGAGACGCAGGAACAGGCCCGCCAGATGCTGGAACGGGTTGCGAGGCTCTCGGATGAAATTGAGCGAATGAAAGGTGAAGAACGGCAGCAGTGGATCCCGGTTGCAGAGAGGCTGCCGGAACCAGAAACCTATATATTGGTTTCGCTTGATAATTATACACTCCCGGATATTGCGATTTATAGAGTTGATGATGACGGCAGCGGAGCATTCTACGTAGGCGCTTTGGATTGTACGTATCTTTCTGTGGGATTTTATGTGAATGCATGGATGTCATTGCCGAAACCATACAGGGCAGAGATGGAAGAAAATTAAGATTTGGAGGAGCAAGAATATGACAAGCTATGATTTCGAAAAGGCTGCAAAGAATGCAGTAAGAAAAGAATTTGCAAAAGGTGGGATCAACTTCACGATTTCCGACATTGATTTTGTGTGGATCGCTCATGAATTAGGGTATAAGAAATGCACCATTTGGGGAGCACCGATGGGAAACAAATATGCAGAAGTCACCTACAACAGAGATAAAGATGAGATGTATGTGGACATTTATCAGAAAATAATGAATGTAAAGGTTCCGGCTTCGGCGTTTGATTTTTCGGCGTAAAACTGAAATTATGAGAAGGAATGATGAGGATGAAAGATAGAAATGCAGAGGGCTATCCGGATCCAACGGCGGCCAGAGCAATCAAGGCAGCAGATCGGCCACCGGAGGAGATCATTATGTTCCGGAAGATGATTAAGGCGCTGAGCGTGATCTGTCATGTGCGGGTCCTCGGGAAAGTGACTTTAGTCGATAAAAAAGGGCGGCGGTGGTGATGATGACCAGGGCGGAGAGACGGCGGATGGAACGGGAGTCAGGCAGCAGGACTACATACCAGTTCACGCTGGAGCAGATCGAAGCCATGAAGCGTCAGGCGGTTCTGGATGCCAAGGAAAAAATGAAAGAGGAGATCGCGAAGGAGATTGATGAACACATCCAAGAAGAATGGAAACAGCGAGAACAGGAAATGTCCGGAGAGAATGAGCAAGAACGGATCGAGAAGATTCTGGCGCTTCTGATGTCAGTTCCTGCACGGATCCTGTGTGAGAAGTTCCACTGGAAAGGTGTCAGGGATGAGAATGATCATCGGTCAAAGCTCCTTCAGTTCTCTGAGGCAATTGTGAAGGAAGTGAACAGGATCTGTGGTGATGAGAATGCAGATATCCGGAAATACCGGGATGAAACATATGAACTGTATGGCGTGAAGTATGAGGTGAAATGAGGATGAGAACCCAGTGGGATGAAAAAGTTGCGAAGGCGTTGAAAAAGAAAAACCAAGAGACAGAGTACGCGGCTATGAGTGAGGATAAGGGCAGACACAGTTGGTCGGCGGCACATCCGGCGTACATGGGGACAAGCCTTTGCCCGGATCCGCGTTATCGAGGAGGTGATACCAATGGACAAGGAGATTCTGAAGCAGTACATAGATGCCTGCGAGCAGGTGAAGGAGGCGAAAGTGGATATACTGAGGCTTAAGAAGAACCGGAAGAAAATCGTGCAGGACCGGGTGTCCGGATCGGCGCATGAGTTTCCGTATACCGCCAAGAGTTTCCACATCGAGGGCCTGTCATATCCGGTGGTGAAGGATCCGGACGAGCTGGATCGGCGGGAAGCAATCCTTCAGGAGCGGCTTCAGAAGGCGGAGGAGATTAAGCGCCAGGTGGAGGCGTGGATGCTCACAATTCCGCAGCGGATGCAGCGGATTATTCGGTACCGGGTGTTCGAGGAGTTATCCTGGAATGAGGTGGCAATTCGTATGGGACGGAAGGCCACGGCGGACAGCGTGAGGATGGAGTATACCAATTTTATGAAATCAGAGTAAGTAATTTCGTTATTTTCGCTTTTTTCGTTTTCAAAATGTTATAGTGTAACCTGAAGCCAAGGGCATACAGCCGGCGGCTTCCTACATCCTCCTCAAGTGAAGGTATACGTGGGCGGCCGTTAGGCAGAGCGGTCGCCAATTATCAGGGCGTAGCTCAGTAAGCAGAGCAGCTGATACTTAATCAGCGTGTCGGGGGTGCAAGTCCTTCCGTCCTGGTTCGCGGAGTAGAGCAGCCTGGAAGCTCGTCGGGTTCATACCCCGAAGGTCACTGGTTCAAATCCAGTCTCCGCAATTTGCCTGGTTTCGGGATCTCCACCCAGACATTCCAGGTAGCAAAAGGCATCCTTGAAAAAGGGTGCCTTTTGTGTTTAAGATTTATTTCCTTTACAATATGTGATATACTAAAAAAAATAAATGTCGAAATGGAGAATTTGATATGGATAAGATAGCATTACTGGATGAACTCGTTGAAAAAATTGTACAACTGAATTTTGGCGATGTGGAAGGGAAAGGAGCATTAGCTTCAACAGCTGACTTATATGCAAGAAAATTTTTTGGAGATGATAGTCAGTACATAAAAAGAATTAGTAAAGTTAATTTTAGCCCGATAATATATCCATGTGATACAAATACACAGCGTAATTGCTGGGAGGGGGGAAAAACGTCTTTAAAGAATATTGTGCTTACCATGAAAAAAGAGCTGGCCTTAGATAGTGATATGAATTCCGCAATAATTCCTGCTTCAGCGAAAAAAGAAACACGGGATATCTTTATCGTACATGGTCATGATGAAGCTATGAAACTTGATGTTGCTCGAACCATAGAAAAATTGGGATATAATTCAGTGATTTTACACGAACAACCAGATAAAGGCAGAAATGTTTTGGTTAAATTAATTGAGGAAAGTGACAATTGCGGTTTTGCAATAGTATTACTTTCTCCAGATGATTATGGATATCCTGTAAATGCGGATGATTCTAATAGAAAAACGAGAGCTAGACAAAATGTTGTTTTAGAATTAGGGTATTTTATGGGAAAATTACGACCGGATCGAGTTGTTGTATTATATAAAGATGCTTCCGATTTTGAAATTCCATCAGATTTTGTTGGAACATTATATAAGAAATATGATGAATCTGGCAGTTGGAAATTAGAAGTGGCAAGAGAATTAAAAGCGGCGGGATTTTCTGTCGATGCAAATAAGTTAATTGAGTGAGTAGATTATAGGGAGCCACCGCCGCGTGGCTCTTTTCTTTTACCCAAAATCAGACAGATGGGAAGGTGAGGTGAGTGGCCAACAATGAAAACTTAAAACCTGTACGAACCAAGAGCGAAGCAAGAGAACGTGGGAGAGCGGGCGGCAAGGCATCCGGGGAAGCCAGACGCAGGAAAGCAGACTTCCGGAGGACACTCAACGCCCTTCTCACGACAGAAATAGATAGCACGGAATGGACGCCGATCCTTAAGGCAATGGGGCTGGACTCCACCCTGGAATCGGCGGTCAACATGGCGATGATCAAAGAGGCCTTGGCGGGGAACGTGAAAGCGTATGTGGCGATCAAGGATGTTCTGGGGCAGACCTCCAAGTCGGATACCGATCTGGAAGAGCAGCAGCTCCGCATGGCAGCGACCAAGTCGAAGCTGGGAACCGATGTGGAGGAAGAGCCGGAGGACGACGGATTCCTGGATGCGTTGAACGAATCCGCTGCGGATGACTGGTATCGGGGAGCAATGGAAGGAGAAGATGGAGATGATGAAGAGGAAACGACCGATGTTTAAGTTTCAGGCATTTTCAAGGAAACAACGCCAGATCTTCACCTGGTGGGCGGACAAGAGCCCGGTAAAGGATGCAGTCGGCATTATCGCGGACGGAGCGATCCGTTCCGGAAAGACCGTCAGCATGAGCCTGTCCTATGTGATGTGGGCGATGTCAAAGTATGACGGCCAGAACTTCATCATGGCGGGGAAGACGATAAGCTCCTTCAAGCGAAATGTGCTGCAGAATCTCAAGCTGATGCTGACCAGCCGCGGGTATCACTGGATCTACCACATCTCCGGAGAATTTCCGAACATGCTGGAGGTCACCAGAAACGGCAAGACCAATTATTTTTATATCTTCGGAGGCAAGGACGAAGGTTCCCAGGACCTGGTACAGGGTATCACGGCAGCGGGAGCCTTTTTTGATGAGGTCGCCCTGATGCCAGAGAGCTTCGTCAATCAGGCAACGGGCCGTTGCTCCGTTGAGGGCGCGACCTGGTGGTTTAACTGCAACCCGGCGGGACCGATGCACTGGTTCAAGCTTGAGTGGATCGATAAGCGGAAGAAAAAGAGGCTCCTGTACCTTCACTTTACGATGGATGACAACTTAAGTCTTTCGGAAAAGGTTAAGGAAAAGTACCGGGAAATGTATGCCGGGGTCTTCTATCTGCGGTACATCAAGGGCATGTGGGCCGTGGCGGAAGGTCTGATCTACACGATGCTCACGAAGGAAAACCTGTACACGAACGCGGAACGCCCGGCAGGCCTGAAGAGCACGGCAGCCAAGACGATCACCGTGGACTACGGTACCACAAACCCCTGCGTATTTCTGGAGGTGTGGGACGATGGGGAGACGTTGTGGATTGACCGGGAGTACCGTTGGGACAGCCGGTCAGAGGAAGCAAGACGCAGCGGAAATCCGCAGAGGACGGATTCGCAGTACGGGGACGATATGGAGGGGTTCATGGGAACAGCGCCAGAAGACCAGTGCATGGTCGTTGTGGACCCGTCAGCAGCATCTTTTATTGCAGAACTCCGCAGCCGTGGCGTGTATGTGAAACCGGCGAACAACGAGGTGGAGGACGGGATCCGCGTGGTCGGATCGCTCTTGGCAAAGCGGAACATCCGGATCAACAAGGAGAACTGCAAGGGACTGCTCGGAGAGATGCGGTCCTACGTCTGGGACGACAAGGCGGCAGAGCGGGGCGAGGAAAAGCCCGTGAAGCAGAAAGATCACGGCCCGGATGCGTTAAGGTATTATTGCTATACGGTCCTTCCAAAGTGGCGGATCGGGGCATAGGAGGAAGTTAAATGTCAAAGAAAAGGACGTCACGCCAGACAAGGGCGGCTACAAAACAAAATATGGATTCGAGGGCGCCCGTCATGACGATGGACGCCTTTTCTAATCCTGCGGCAAGGATCGGATTCGGAACGCTAGATCTTCTCCAGGCAACAGAGTACCCGATGACCAGAATGACGCAGAACTATCAGCTTCTGACAAGTCTGTACCGGGAGAACTGGATCATCCAGAACATCACCTCAACGATCCCGAACGACATGATGAGGAAATGGTACGACTTGAGGACCAGCGTGGCGCCGGAATATCTGAAGCAGATGACACAGTTAGAGCGCCGGACACAGATCCGGAAGAAGCTGCTCCTCGGAATGTACTGGGGACGGCTCTACGGCGGCGCGGTGGGCGTGATCCTGATCAAGGGACATAATGATATGAGCATGCCGCTGAACCTTGACACGATCATGCCGGGAAGCTTTCTTGGACTTCATATTCTGGATCGTTGGAACGGAGTGTACCCGGAAGGAGAGCTTGTCACGGATCCGGAAGACCCGGACTTCGGGCTTCCGATGTTCTACACGGTCCGGAATGATGAGACAGGGACCATGGTGGCGAGAGTTCATCACAGCCGGGTGATCCGGTTCATCGGCAGGGAGCTTCCATGGATGGAGCAGGTGACCGAGCAGTACTGGGGGGAGTCGGAGGTCGAAGCAATCTATGAGGAGCTGACCCGCCGGGATAACGTGGCCGGGAACATTGCGGCACTCACATTCCGGGCGAATATCAATTACCAGGAGACGGACGGACTGGATCAGCTGCTTGGATCCGCGAATGCTGAGATCCAGCGGCGCTTCTGGAACACACTGGCGGCGCAGTCCGTGATGGAGAGCAACTTCGGAACCCGGATGATCAACAAGGGGGATGCGATCCACAATACCCAGTACACCTTTACCGGACTTCCGGATGTCTATGACCGTGTCATGATGGACGTGGCCGGAGCCGCAAGGACGCCGGTGACGAAGTTATTTGGACGTTCGCCTGCTGGCATGAACTCCACCGGAGAATCCGACCTGAAGAACTATTATGATTACATCGATGGACTGCGGGAGACGGAGCTCCGGGGAATCATTGAACGGCTGCTCCCGATCATGGCGCTATCGGCATGGGGCAGGATTCCGGACGATATGGACATCGACTTCCCGCCGATGCAGACGCCGGATGCGAAAGACGTGGCGGAGATCACAGAGCGGAAGAGCAATGCGATCCTTGCAGCATATCAGAATGACCTGATCGATGCGGCAACCGCTATGCAGGAACTGAAGAGTCTGTCTGATGAGACGGGACTTTACAGCAAGATCACGGATGAAGCAATCGAAGCCGGGAAAGGAAAGTTCTACTCGGATTCCCGCAGCATGCAGGATCCCATGGCGGGCTTTTCCTTCCCAGGGAGCACAGGGGAGGATGATGTAGGCGATGGCAACGAAGATTCGGCCGCCGGAGAAGGCTGATGTTACGGCGCTGCTTCGAAATCTTTTCCTCCGGACAGAGCAGGAGCTGATCAGAGAGATCACCCGGAAACGTGCCGCAGGGCATGTAGAATATGCTGAGGTAGCGGCGCTGGAGCGGGTTCAGAAGATCCTTCAGAACATGGTGGACACCTCCTGGAGCTATGTGCCGGTGATGATCGAGAAAATCTTTTATCACTCGGATAAAGATGCCGCCGGGTATACCAACGCGAGGACGATCACAGGAACACGCTCCGTGACCCAGATCGCCATTATGGAGCAGTTGGCGAACAATCTTCAAGGGGAACTCATGGAGATGGCGGGAACGGCGAAGAGGAGCGTTGAGAACGTGTTTACGATCGCAAGGCTGGAGAATGATCCGTACCGGAAACTGGCATTGGAACAGATCCTCCGGCAGGAGGCGGCAGGTAAGCCGTGGATCAAGAGCAGCCAGGACCTTGTAAAGGAGTTGGAGACAAACGGAATTACAGGTTTTACGGACAAAGCTGGACGGAAATGGAGCATGCAGGCTTACGGTAACATGGCGGTCCGGACGACGGCCAGACAGGCGGAAGTGGCAGCACTCCTGACATCCGATGAATATGATCTCTGGCAGATCACGAAAGTCGGGACAACCTGTCCGGTGTGTGCGCCGTTAGAAGGGCGTGTGTATTCGAAGAGCGGCACCAATCCGGATTATCCGCCGTTAACGGTAGCGTTTGGGAAGGTCGATCCGTATGGGAGTAATGATCTGTCGAACACCTACTTGAACATCCATCCGAACTGCCTGCACAGCCTGGTCAAGTACACCACGATCGGTAAGAGCACGGAGCGGATCCAGAAGGACAAGGACTTTTCAAGCATCGAAAAGAATCCTTTGAGCCGGGATCCCAGAACGAAGAAGCAGATCGCGGCATACCGGGAAAAAGAGAAGAACCGGCAGCGGCTTCTACGGGATATGAAGCAGCATAAAGAGTATCGGTCCATTCTGGGGAATGATGTGCCGAAAGACTTTGCGAAGTTCAGGGAATTGAAGTATAATAATGCTGAGAAATGGAATGTCCTGCAAAAGGTGAAAAGGACATATACCGAGCTTAATAAAAAGGATTGGTCGAATGAATTTAAAGAGCAGTCGAGAAGAACGTATGATTATTTTAGAGAAAAGGGCGTTTTACTTTCTACACATGCATTAAGCAGAATGCCTCGGCTGAATAAGTCAGGATATCCTAAAATTCAATACGCAGATGTTGAAGAACTTTTGACGTCAAAAGCGGGATTTAGAGAAGATAATGTAAAAGAAATTTATTTCTCAGAAGAAAAACAGCTCGCAATTATAAAAAACCTAGAAACACAGGAAGTTGTCTCAATTGTGCGAAGGAAAAAGCTTAAGGAGGATTGGAAGCGTGTTTGAAAAAGTAATGAATTCGATAAAAGAGTTCTTGGAAAATACACCGGATGACATCTATGAATTTTCGATTCTTCTTGAAGATGCCCTGGTTGATGATTATGACGAAATGTATGAACAGCAGCCAGAAGCGACGAAAGTCCTTGCAGATGAAGTCCCAGATATCTGTGCATCAGCAGAGCCTGGGATGAAAAAAGAAGAAATCGAAGCGTTTAAATGTGCGCTGAGGAAGGAATATGAAAAAGCTTTACGAGCAGTAATGTAAGTACCACCAGTCAGAAATGGCCGGTGGTATTTTTATACCCATAGGAAAAGCCGCCTATTTGGTCGTAGGCGGCTTTAAGTATAAATGGTAGTTATTTGTCTTCAGTTAGATGCTCCTTCATGGATGTTTGGAAATCTTCTGAATTCTCAAGTAGTTGTTGTGCATATTTAAATAAATTTTCTTTTCCAGTTTCATCAAGTGTTTGATAGCACAAAATTATCATATCAAGCCTTAATTGATTTAATTCTGCAACTGCGGTCTGATATTCATTAATAGTTGAACCAATGGGAGAATTCATCACGATATCATCCATAACATCTCCATAAGTTTCAATTTCCTCTGGATGTTTACCAGATATAAAACGGTCGGTGGCCTTGCTTATAACCGGTGAATTGATATCAATTAATGCGGCAACGGGTATTTTTAATGCATCAGCAAGTCGTTTGATGGTTTCAAGCTTTGGTTGACGAGCACCTTTTTCGTATCGCATGATGGTAACGCCGGAAACACCAATCAATCGACCAAGATCTTCTTGGGTAAGATTTTTCTTTTGACGTTGTAATTTGAGGTTTTCAGGAAAATCTGACATAAATGGCACCTCCTTCGTAGAAATAATACCATAAAGGAAAGTAAAAAGAAATATGTATATAAAAAAATATTGACATACAACCGTAACGGTAGTATTATTACCGCATACAACCAAAACGGTTAGAAAGGAGAAGCGATGAAACTTTTGTCTGTCAAGCTGGAAGATGAACTTCACAAGCAGCTGAAACTGTTAGCGGTAAATGAAGGCAGAACAGTATCAGGCATCATTACCGAACTTGTGAGAAAAGAACTTGAAACAAAAAAAGAGCAATCACGCTAAGTTTGGCGACAGACGTGATTGCTCGAAACCTGAAACCTGTAAACCCAGGAATCACCTTGTATTGTAAGGGATTCCGCCAGAAATTGCAAGGAGGAATTTGCAATGCAGAATTTAATGGTCTTTGAAGGACACGATGTAGAAGTATTTGAACTGAACGGCCAGGTATTATTTAACCCGTATCATGTAGCAGAAATTCTCGACATTAAGAACGTGAGAGACAATATCGCAAGAATGAATGCAAAACAGGTCGTAAAGTTGACAAATTCTAAAGTCGGTAAAACCGACTTTAGAAAATTGCATAACACAGGTGAGAATTTCCTCACCGAAAGCGGCGTGTATAAGCTGGTATTCAAGAGTCACAAGCCAAACGCAGAAGCTTTCACAGACTGGATCGCGGACGAGGTTCTCCCGACTCTCCGCAAAACTGGTTCCTACGAGATGCCAAAACAGGACAAGCCCAAGAAGGAGAAACTGCCTTCCGTAAACATGATGGTAAAGAACATCAAGGAGGCTCTGCACGATGCCGGAGTGGATTCCAAGTACATAGCTGCCGAAGTGGTGCGGATCTATTCCGACTCCGGCTATCCGGTCAATACTCCGGTGATTTCCGATGTTCCAAAGCTATGGGATTGCACATCTATTGCCAAAGAACTTGGAATTTTATCTGAGTCTGGCCGCCCGCATGATAAGGCTGTCAGCGCAATCATCCAGAAGCTGGATCTATTCACAGACGAAATCGTGAGAACTGCATACAGCCGAAACGGGCATGACGGCGTCACGGTCCAGTACAAAGGCAGTGTCCTGGAAAAGGTCAGAGAATGGCTGATCGAAAATGATTACCCGACTGTAATTAAGCTGGAACTTTCCAATGGCAACAGCAATAAATGCAAGGTTGTTTACGGGGAGGTGGCATGATGTCAAAGCGCGAATTGTGCGACCAGATTGCTCCTCTTGTGTTGGAATTACAAGAAGAATGCAGAGAAATGTCTGTTGATGAATTCGAAAAGTTTCGTGACGATGTAATACAGGAAGTTAAGAAGCAGAATCTCAATCAATCATTTATGAGAGCTGCATTTGATGTGATATATGGTAATTTGTTTGAAAAGCATGTAGCATAAGAATTAGAGCGTCCTTCAGTCGAGGGGCGCTCTTTTAATTGCGACGTCGCAACAAACAGGGAGGTGATCGCGATGGGAATTTTCAAGTGGGTCAGACAGCATCGGTGCAGCCATCACTACTGCAAACACTGGAGCCGGGATTCCGGCCCGTATGGTGGCTATGTGAAACGCTGTGCGAGGTGCGACAAGACAGAAAGGTGGAAATAGATGCTTGCATATTACGGATACACGATAAGCCCAAACCAGATTGAGACTGGAGAGGGCTTTTTGATTTGTAAGAATGTGCCCATCGCCCGCACTGGAACGCAGGACTATCTCGGAAGTGAACTGGGGCTCTCCGGTGGGGACTCCGGCCGGATCATCGCCGTCATCCGTTCGCCGGATGAAGTGTTTTCCGAGGCGGCTCTGGCGTCTTTTGAGGGCAAGCCGGTGACAAATGATCATCCGCCGGGACTGATCGGTCCGGATGATGTGAAGACATACGAGATGGGACATGCGCAGAACATCCGTCGGGGAACCGGCGAATGGAAGGACTTCATGATCGCGGACCTTCATATCCACGACAGAGATCTGATCGATGCGATCCAGAATGGAAAGCGGGAGATCAGCTGTGGGTATGAATGTGATTATGTGAAGAATGCAGATGGCACATACAGCCAGAAAAATATCAGAGGGAATCATGTAGCGGTAGTGGACCGGGGAAGAGCCGGGAAGCGGGCCGCTATTTTAGATTCAGATAAAAACAAAAAGGCAGACAAGCCGGAAAGGAAAGCAATGAGCAAAAAGGGATTATTTTTCAACCTCTTCGGACAGGCCGTCAAGGATAAGAGTCCGGAAGAAATCCAGCAGATGGCCATGGATGCTGCGGCCGCGTTAGATGCGGAGGAGACAAAAGGCAAGGAGGGAGCGACCCCGGAGGGGGAAAAGACGTCAGAGGAGAAGCCGGGAGAGACAGGAAAGACTCCGACTAAGGACGCCGCGTTTCTGGATGCCCTGGATAAGAAGATCGACAGACTCTTAGAGGTCCTTGATAAAGCTCCGGAGGAAGAAAAGAAGGATCCGATGGACGAAGCCATCAAAGCGTTAGAGGGAACCGAGGACGCCGATCCGAAGGGAGAAGAAAAGAAAGAGGGCGAGGCGAAGGTGGTTCCGGCAGAAGAGATGGATGGAGAATCTTCTGAAGGTATGGACAAAGCAGTAGCTCTTGGAATCTTAAAGGCAATGCGTCCGACCGTGGCCGCGATCCAGGATCCGGTACAGAGACAGGCTGTTTCTGATGCGCTGATCAAACTTGTTACCACAAACGATTCGAAGCGCGATATCAGCGCGATCTTAAATGCATCCCGCGCGAACGCAAAGAATGCAGCTGATAAAGCGCCGGTCATGGATGTGGACCAGTGTCAGGCCGCTTATGACGCAAGAAACCCGCACAAGAGAAAGGAGAATAACTGATGAGAGGACAGGTAATTGGAAAGAGCATGCCGCACGGCTATGCCGGAAGCTATGCAAGACAGGCAGATATGGTGGTAGACACTCATCCGAGCGAAGGTGAGATCGCATTCGGTGCGCCGGTAGTACTTGGAACCGCGGGAGCAGTAAAACCGTGGGAAGCAGCATCCACAGCGGCGAAGTTCGTCGGTGTCGCACTTCGTGAGGTAAAATCCGCAACGGATTATATGAACCAGAACGAGGGCGGATATCACAAAAACGAAGCCGTGCCGGTCATGAAGCGCGGCTGTGTGAACGTGATCTGCCAGAATGGCACACCGGCACCGGGCGGAAAGGTCTATATCCGCACCGTGGAAAATGAGTCTTACCCGAAGGCAGTTATCGGAGGCTTCGAAGCGGCAGCAGATACCGGAAAGAACGTGGAACTGACAAACGCACAGTGGAAGGGAAGCGCAGATGCCAATGGCGTGGCAGAGATGCGGATCCTGACCATCTTAAACGCATAGGAGGGAATGAGACATGGCATTTAAGAATGTAGGTACATACAACTTAGATAAAGCGGTGAGCGGGTCTGCCGGAGCCGCAAACGCAGGTGCATTTACAATGGACGCTGCCGGAATTGCCTCCGGACAGGCGTTCCTCACGGCTGAGCTTGAGAAGCGTGATACGCTCGTTCGGACACCGCTCACAAGCTTCACATACGCAAGAGATATCCCGATCCGTGTTGGCGGCGGTTGGGCAGAGTTTGTTTCCGCGATGCAGGTGGGTTACGGCATCACTGGAGGCTCCGGGGATAACCTGATGCATTCCGGCGGCGCGAACGGGATCCCGATGGTACAGGCAGACTTCTCGAAAGGACAGTATAAAACCCACGTGGTTGCCGCAGGTACCCGTGTGATGTGGGTCGATCTGCAGCGTGGTAATATGACCGGACGCAACATGGATAGTCTCCTTCGTGACGGCCTGCGTCTGACTTATGATAAGCACATGGATGAGAATACCTACGTGGGATTTTCCAGATTTGGCACCACAGGCTTGTTAAACAATCCGGATGTTACCGTAACAAACGCGGCAACCAATGGTGCAACGACATCCAGTACAAAGTTCAAGGACAAGACACCAGATCAGATTTTGAAGGACATCAACGAGGCGATCCTCTTAGCATGGAATGCCTCCGAGAACGATAATGCAGCGATTCCGAACCATATCATCATGCCGTATGAGCAGTTCAATTACCTCGCAACCACAAAGGTGACAGATCTGGCAGAAAAGACGATCTTAACCTTCCTGCTCGAGAACAATGTTGCCAAGCAGAACGGATCTGATCTTGTGATCGCGGCAACAAAGTGGTGCAAGGGAGCCGGAGACGCAGGAGTGGATCGTATGGTGGTCTACCGCAATGAGGAACGTTTCCTTGCGATGGATGAGCTGGTACCGCTCACGAGAGCCATGACAAGCTCCAATACTAATGACTTCTGTTTTGACACTGCCTATGCCGGAAACCTGTCCGAGGTAGAGATGTTCTACGACCAGACCATGCTCTATGTAGACGGAATTTAAGGAGGGAACACATGTTTATTGTAGCGAAAAGAAATTATCTGGTGAGACGGGCTGATGGCTCGTTTTACCGGATCGAAAAGGATTATATCGGAGAGATCCCGGAAGATGTCGCAGAGAGTGAGCTTGTACAGAGAGCGATCGTCGGAGGTAATATTGCAGTTCCGGGCGGAATTAGGGATAGAGAACTTTATAAGGCGGATGATGCGGCGGCCGAGCAGGCAGCAGAATATGATATCCGTCCGGACGCAGAGAAACCGGCGGCGGAAGAAGACGCTAAGGAGTCTGTAAAAGCAAAGAGAACAAAGAAAGAGTGATGCCTATGTGGCCGTATGGAAGCACAAACCCAATGACAGCGAAGTTTCAGGCGGCAAAAGAGCAGGCGGCGAACCTTACACAGCCGGGAGAGCGGGGAGCTTACACGGAAGAGATGTTCCGGGAAGACTTCCCGCAGTTTACGAAGAAAGTCACTCCAGAGAATGATGGGGATCCCGAAATTCAGGATCTTCTTCCGCAGGGGATCCTTCAGATGTTTCTGGAACAGGTCAATGACAGTGTCCTTCCATCGCGCTGGGGAAGCATGTGGCGCTATGCCGCAGGGCTTTACCTGGCGCATTTTGCGGCGATGTACTTAAAGACATACGCTCCTGAGTCTTCCGGGGCGGCACAGGCAGCCGCAAAGGCACAGCCCGCAGGAGTCATTAAGAACGCCACCATGGGAGACACATCTGTCAGTTATGACAATTCCGCGGTGACGATCGGAACGGAGAAGTGGGGCAGCTGGAACGCCACACAGTACGGTCAGCAGCTTGCAACGCTCGCCCGGCTGGTGGGGATGGGAGGCATGTGGATTGGATGAGATATGGAAAGATGTTCCAGGGTTTGAAGGAAGATATTCTGTCAGTAACAAAGGGAAGGTGAAGAGCCTAAACTATGGGAATACTGGGCAAAGCCGCAATTTAAAACCTAATTTGAAAAAAGATGGATATTATGATGTTGCATTGGCAGATTCAGGAAAATATCGGTATATGCGAGTTCATCGTTTGGTTGCTCTTGCATTTATACCTAATCCGAACAGGAAAACGGTAATCAACCACATAAATGGAGTAAAAACAGATAACCGTGTAGAAAACCTTGAATGGTGTACCCCATCTGAGAATACTCTTCATGCTAGCAAAAATGGTTTGCTTCCACAAAACACGCCAGCACAAATTGAGGCACGTAAGAAAAATGCCTTGCTTGCAGGCGCGTCAAATAAAGGACGAAAGGTGAGTGTGGAAACACGTATGAAAATGAGCATAGCTCATCAGAGGAGGAAACAGTATGTTATTTGACAATCCGATTTTCAAAAACTGGTATACCGATCTCATGGACGTCTGCCGGGTCGTTCCGGTAAAGGATGGGAATGTTACTAGGCAGGAACGGAAAAAGGTTGCGGAGAAGGTCCCGTGCCGCGTGTATCACACAGGAACCGGAAGTCCGAGCATCACCGACAATGCCGCCAGGATCAGAGGAGAGGATAAGCTCTCCTGTGATCTTTCTGTGGACATCCAGGCCGGAGACGAGTTGTATGTGATCCGCGGGGGAAATACCGGTCATGCAAACAAGCCGGAACGGTATCTCGCCGGACCTCCGCAGGACTTTTATGATCCGATCGGCGGCGCACTCACAGGTCTGGAACATAAAGAGGTGACACTCTTAAGAGAGAACCTGATTGGATCCGGGAGGTGAACAGATGTCAAGCTTTGGAAGCCAGATGAGAAAACGTCTGGATGAACTGAGGAGAGCCGGAGAGAATGTCCCGAAGATCATGGCAGAAGTCGCGGAAGGTGCCACGATCGAGGCGGTCCGTGTGGCCGCGGAGAAGACGCCGCCGAATGATGGGACACTGGCCGGTACCAACATGCGAAGCGGTCAGATGGCACAGCACTGGGCGACGGACAGCGTGACAACGCCGGTCGTGACAGGCGGCAGTGTCCGGACGGAACTCAATAACAACATGCAGTACGCATCCTATGTGAATGACGGACACCGGGTCGATAAACATTTCGTTCCGGGTCTGATCATCAACGGGAATCTTCTGGAGATGAGTCCGGATGGATCCGGCGGTATCATGGTCGGAACCAAAACGAGCTATGTGCAGGGGAAGTACATGAAAGAGGCAGGAATCGGAAGGTACCGGGATGTGGTCCGGACGGAACTGGAAAAACGGGTAGAGGAGGCATTCAAATGATCTTTTCCTTACATCATGTGATCGACAGCCTGGCCGGTATGCTTACCGGAGCATATCCGGACTATCCGGTATATGACAGCCCAAACCAGCAGGGAACGAGTTTTCCCTGTTTCTTTCTTTTCTTCATACCGTCCACGATCGAGGAGCATGTGGGAAACCACTATTTCCGTGATCTCGGCGTGGACCTTGTCTTTGTACAGCAGCGGAACCTGGTAAACGGAAACCGGAAGATCCATGAGATCGCGGAGTTTCTGGACCGGAATCTGGATCCGTTCCCATACACAGACGGCAGCGGAGAGAGTGTTCCGGTTCCAGTGCAGGATCAGCAGTGGAGTATTGAAGATGAAGAGCTGCACTACCAGTTCCATATCCGGACGCGGATCCTGGTGGAAGAAACGGAAAACCTGATGCAGGAGATGGAGGAGAACAATGTCGGTATCAAAGAAAACGACTAAGAAAACGGAGGAAAAGAAGTATTCCACAGAGAAACTTTTGAAAAGCCGCCGTCTTGCGGCATATCAGCCGGATTTCGCCAGGGTGATCCTGAAGGAACCGGAATACACGATCTCTGAGGCGGTTGACGCCCTGGAGACAGCTTTGAAAGGAGGCAGATAACATGGCAGGTGGTACATGGATGAGCCAGAATAAGGTCCAGCCGGGCGTGTACATCAATACAAAATCGAGCGGGAATCTTTCCGCAAGTGTGGGAGAAAAGGGCGTTGTGGCGATCGCTGAGCCGCTCTCCTGGGGACCCTGTGAGGTCATTCAGACGATCATTCCGGGCGAGGACTTAACGCCTTACATTGGATATGACGTCACGAGTGAGAAGGCAATGTTCCTGCGGGAGATGATGAAAGGCAGTGATACGACTCCGGGTCCGATCAAGATCCTTCTGTATCGTCCAAAGGGAACCGACGGAGCCAAGGCAACCGGAACGATCGGAACATTGACGGTGACAGCATTGTACGAGGGAATCCGCGGTAACGATATCACAATGATCGTTCAGGAAGATCCGGACGCGGAGAGCACCTATGTAGTCTCTACCGTTGTGGATGGACGTACCGTAGATGAACAGACTGTCACAGAAATCTCCGGGCTTACAGCGAATGCCTGGGTCACATTCTCAGGAACGGGAAGTGCCTTCACGAAGACAGCAGGAACGGCGCTCACAGGAGGCAAGGACCCGACGATCGCCAATGCAGATTACTCTGCATTTCTGACTGCGCTTGAAAAGTATAGTTTCGATGTTGTGGTATACGACGGGGCAGAGCAGGTCGTTATCCAGGCATACGCATCCTTCGTGAAACGTATCTCGGAGCGCGTGGGACGCAAATGCCAGGCAGTTATGGCGGCAGCGGAAGAAAGTAACAGTGAGTGGGTGATCTCCGCAGGAAACGGTGTCAAGCTTTCTGACGGCACGGTTCTGACACCGCAGCAGGTGACTTGGTGGCTCGGTGGAGCAGAAGCCGGCGCCCCGTATAATCAGTCTCTTACATACGCCAGATATCCGAACGCGGTGGAGGCAAACCCGAAGTTTACCGACACAGAGATCGAGGAAGCAATCCAGAAGGGCAAGATCGTGTTTATCGATACCTTTGACACTGTCAAGGTATGCACAGATATCAACACCCTGACAAGCTTCACGGTGGATAAACAGAGCTGCTTTGCAAAGAACCGCGTGATGCGTGTCCTGAACCAGTTCTGCAATGATGTTTATAGGCAGTTTTCCCTGTATTACATCGGGAAGACCAACAATAACGACGATGGAAGAAATCTTCTGAAGGGCTGGATCGTTGGATATTTAAATGAGATGCAGGCAAACGGCGGCGTGCAGAACTTTGTTCCGGATGATGTGGAAGTCCTAGCCGGAAACGAGATCGATGCCGTTGTTGTAAACGTTGCGATCCAGCCGGTGGACAGCATTGAGAAGATCTACATGACAGTAAATGTGTCTGTTAATTCGGACAATGAGTAAGGAGGTGTAAGATATGGCAATCAACGAAGGATATTTACTCGCACAGGATTCCTACCGCGGCGCGGCCGGAAAAGCGTTTACTGTGATCAATGGAAGCAATGAGCTTCTGTTTGGACTGAAGAAATTTAACTCCAGCGCTGAGATCCAGACGGGCGAGTTTAAGGTTGTCGGAGCGCTGACAGAACAGGAAAAGGTCAAAGGATTAAAGTATTCCGGATCAGCTACGATCTATTACGGAACCCCGACGTTTTTAACTTTGTTATCGGAGTTTAAGCGTACCGGAAAGTTCCCAACGATCAACTTCCAGATCACGAACGATGATCCATCCTCTTCGTTGGGTACCCAGACCGTTGTGCTCTATAACGTCATCTTAAAGAAGATCCCGATCGCGGTCCTGGATGATTCTGCGGAGAGTCTTCAGATTGATATCGAGTTCACGTTCAGCGATTTCGAGGTACTGAAATCGTTTAACAGCCAGCCGTCTCAGTTAGGTAAATAAGGAGGACAAGTTTATGGGAAATTTAGGAGCATACTTAAGACCGGTTCCGGCCGGAAAGACGAAAGAGTTTTATCTGGAAAACTTTAAGGATGAAAAAGGGGAGAAGATCCCGTTTGTTGTAAAAGCGATCACACCGAAGGAAAACGATGGGATCGTAAAAAGAAACACTGTAAAAGGTGTTTTTAACAATGCGACTTATATAAATGAGATGATCGTGACCTGCATGGAGACACCGAATCTCAAGGATGCAGAGCTTTGCAGTTTCTATGGTGTCATGGACCCGACAGAGGTGCCGGGTCTCATGTTCACGATCGGGGAAAAGAATCTTGTCATGGATGCGGTTTCTGAGATCAACGATGTCAAGATGGCAAGCGAGCTGAAGAATGCCGCAAAAAACTTTTAGAGGGAGGAGACTGGGAGACAGAAACAAGCTATTTTGCTTTTGTCTCCCTTGGAATCTTCCCGGAAGACTTTGAGAAACGGCCATTGAGGGAAAAGATTCTTATGTTTACAATGATGGACCGGTTGTCGAAAGAGATGAAAAACAAGTGAGGAGGCGATGTGAATGGGTAAAATACAGGAAAATCTTGTTTTGACGGATGAATTTACGGCTGCATTCACCCGGTTCTTAACGCTTGGTGAGTCAGCAGTGGGAGCAACTGAAAGGATCAACAACTCCATCAATATGATGGGGCAGTCTGCCAATACGATCGCGGCAGCCGGTTTTAATACCCTGGATCAGAAGATCACGGAACTCAGCGGAAAAATCCAGGAACAGGGAGCTGCCCTTCAGGCATTGGGAGACACGGCCAACAGTATTAGTGGAAAAGGTTTTGACCAGATGACAGCAGCAATCAAGGAAGGCAATTCCGCATTGATCGATACGATCGAAAACCAGTCACGTCTGGGACGAGAGACACAGAAGACAAATGACCAAGCGAGCAAACTCCTGAGTACGATCAAGAGGATTGCCGCGGCCGCCGGTGTGACAACACTGGTCCGTAGTTTCCTGGATTTCTCTGACACCCAGGCTCAGATCAACGCTCGCTTAAACCTCATGAACGACGGCTTTCAGACAACGAATGAACTGAGTGAGATGATCTATCAGTCGGCACTGCGCTCCAAAGCGGCTTATTCCGATACGGCAGACGCAGTCGGAAAGATGGGGCTGAATGCCGGAAATGCATTCTCTTCGAACCAGGAGCTGATCGCATTCACGGAGCAGGTGAATAAGCAGTTCAAGATCGGCGGTGCGTCGGCTCAGGAACAGAGCAATGCGATGGTGCAGCTTACCCAGGCGATGGCGGCTGGTGTCCTGCGAGGTCAGGACTTAAACTCCATTCTGGCGGCGGCTCCGGGAATCGCCAGGACCATCGAGGAGAGTATGGGATGGGCGTCCGGATCCATCAAGCAGTATGCAGAAGACGGAAAAGTCACAGCTCAGGTTGTAAAGAATGCGCTGCTTGATATGGCGGATCAGACGAACCAGAAGTTTGAATCGATCCCGATGACGTTGTCGGATGCGATGACGCAGGCGCAGAACATCGTCCAGCATGAAGTAAAGCAGATGGCACAGTCCTGGAATGATTTTATTCAGACAGATCAGGGACAGGAGGTCCTCGGTGAAGCGATCTCGCTGCTGTCCGTGATGGCTCAAGTCGGAACGGATGCCCTGTCAGGGATCGGATCGGCGGCACTTTTTGTTGCCGACAACATGGATATGATCCTTCCGATCCTGGCGGCCGTGGGGCTGGGATTCCTGCTTGTGAAGGCACAGGCGGTCCAGGCAGCGCTTGGAAGTGCAGCAGCGGCAGGAATTCACATGGCTTCGTGGGCGGTCGCGAACTGGCCGATTCTGCTCCTGGTGGCATTGTTTGCGGGAGCATTGATCGCAGCACAGCAGTTTGGAATCGGGATGCAGGAAGTCGGCGGCTGGGTCGGACAGGTCTTCGGAATGACCTACGCAGTTGGCTACAATGTATTTGCCACACTCTGGAATGTGATCGCTTCGTTTGCAGAGTTCTTCGCGAATGTATTTAACGATCCGGTTGCTGCTATTGCACATCTGTTTTCGAATGCATTGGATACAATCCTCAGTATGGTAGAAACTGCGGCAGGTGCGATCGATGCACTGACAGGTTCTCATCTTCAGGGGGCTGTGAGTGGCTTCCGCGGAAAACTATCTGGCTGGGTAGACGATACCTTTGGAGAGAATGCAATCCAGATAAAGCGGATGGCAAACCTTGATATCGGTGCTACAGCGTCAGAATGGGGAAACTACGGGGCAAATCTCGGTTCCAAACTGGACAATCTGGATCTTGATATTGGAAAACTCGCGGGAAGCTTCAACGACCTGGACCTTTCCGGCGGAAACAATATCGATAAGGTCGCGAAGGTTGGAAAAGTCGGCAAGGTGGATGATATCAAATTGTCAGATGAAGATCTGAAAATCTATCGGGATCTTGCGGAACGACGGTATATGAATAAGATCGAGCTGAAGACTCTGGCACCGGAAATCAATGTGTCGATTCCGGAATCAGCGGGTGGAAACCTGACAGCCGATGATGTCACGGATTATATCCGGAAGATGCTCATCGAGCAGATGAACTCCCAGACATCGGTATCGCACGGATGATGAAAGGAGTGTGTTCATGGCAAAATTAAAAATCGGATGTTCGATTTATCTGGCATTTGCCGGAAAGAAGGTAAAGCTCCCGGTAAACCCGGAAGAGATTGAAATAAAAAATCCGACAGACCATAAAACGTATGACGTCATCGGTGTGGGTGAGATCGTGGTTCCCAGGAAGCCTTCTTTAAAAGAGGTATCCTGGGAATCCTTTTTCCCGGGAGATCGCCAGGCCGTGTATGTAAACGGTGGGGCAAAATCTCCATCCTATTATCTGAAATATTTCGAAAAAGCATTGAAGAAAAAGCAGATCTGCCGTCTGATCATCACAAGGTCCGGTGGATCCGACACCAATATGAAATGCATTGTTTCAAACTTTGAGACGAAGGATAAGGGCGGGGAACCCAAAGATATCTATTACAGCCTGGAATTACAGGAGTATCGCTCCTATGCACCGAAGATCGTCTCGATATTAAAGACTCCTGCCACAGGGCAGGCAAGCGCCGAGGCATCCACAGAGACTCCGAGGGCGGTTGAATCCCCGGTTCTTCGTGTCGGTGCCGCGGTGATCGTAAACGGGGAATACTGCTATGACATCTACGGCGGGAGACCTCATGGAACGGCCAACAACCTGAGCACTACGGTGACTCGGATCGTTTCCGGGAACCCGTATCCGGTCCACGTCGGATCCTATGGATGGGTACAGGAAAGCCAGCTGCAGATTACGGGGTGATGAAAGATGGAGAGATCATTGCAGGTCCAAATAAAAGGAAAAGCTCCCGATGGTTCAGACCTGATAACGATCATGGAATACATAGAGGTTGCCAGAGAGATCGAGTTCACGACGAACCGGATGGATGCGCCTGGAAAGTTAAAGTTTTCCTGTCTGGAGTATGGTCCGATCGGGATTCCGGAGGGAAGCTCCGTGGAGTACAGTGTCGATGGAACAAAGCTGTTCAAAGGATATGTGTTTACCATTGAACGTACCAGGGATGGTGAGACAACCTATACCGCCTATGATCAGCTTCGGTACCTGAAAGCGAATGCCAGCTATTCCCTTGACAACATGAGTTTTGAACAGATCCTTACGCGGATTGCCGGAGACTTTGGCTTGAAAGTAGGAACATTGGAAACAACCGGGTATGTGTTTCCGACATTTCTGAAGGAAAATGAGGACTGTCTGAACATTGTATTTGACGCGCTGTCAGAGACCATTGTCCAGACCGGGAAGATCTTCATCCTGTACGATAAAGCCGGAGAACTGACTCTTGTGGAAGCGAAAAACTGGTTTACGAACACAATGGTAGGAGATGGCAGTCTGGTAACAGATTACACCTATAAGCGTGATATTGATTCTGATACCTATAACCGCGTGAAGCTTGCCCGGAAGAATGAAAAGAGTGGACGCACCGACGTGTACGTGCATGAAGACACTGATACGATCAAAAAGTGGGGGCTTTTGCAGTATTATGATGAGGTGGATGAGAACCTGAATGAGGCGCAGATCGACAAGATGTGTGAGGCATATCTCCAGTATTACAACCGGGTCCTTCAGACGTTGAAGCTGGAGGCAATCGGAGTGCCGGAGATCCGTGCCGGCATGATTCTGCCGGTTAAGGTCGGGGATATTGAATATCTTGCTTACGTCGAGGCTGCTCCTTGCAGAAAAGGTGACGCAGAAATGGGAAGGAGAGGACCATACCATGCAGATTGAAGTGAAATCATTTGAACAACTGGGAGGTGTGAGCATCATATGACAACGGAACTTCTTGGAGTCCTTCAGGAGATCGTAAAAAACTATATGAATGCGATAAAAATGACGGACAAGGCCACTGGGACCGTCACAAAGACCTCTCCGCTCACGATCCAGACAGATACCTCCCTGCCGCCGATTTCCGGGAATGCGCTGATCCTGACGAGCAACGTCATCGAGCGGACGGAGCAGGTGAAGGGTGGCGCCGGTGGAACAGTAACAGTCACGGAAGGGTTAAAAGCGGGAGACAAGGTCCTGCTCCTCCGAGTCCAAAAAGGGCAGCAGTTTATTGTATTATCAAAGATCACATAAGGAGGTCATCATGGCAGTATTACCGGAAGGTGTGGGGCTTGATGTGACCCTGCATCATGTGGAAAAACCGACAAGGACATTCCTGATCGACTGGTCATCGAAACAGGTCGCCGGCATGGATGAGGGACTTCCTGCAATGCGTCAGGCCGTGGAGATCATCCTTCAGAATGAACGGTTCCGGTGGCAGATCTATTCGTCTGATTTTGGAAGTGAACTGGAGAACCTGGTGGGAGAAGAACGGGATTACATCGAAAGTGAACTTCCCCGCCGGATCGAAGATGCATTTTCAGGAGACAGCCGAATCCTTACAGTGGAAAATTTTGTATTTACGGAAAAAATACCGGGAGAGCTGAGCTGCAGCTTTGATGTGAAAACGGTATATGGAACATTGACGGAGGAGGTGAGTGTGTGATCGATTTTAGCGGATATACAAGGGAAGCGATTCAGAAAGAGATGCTGGATCAGGTGGATCCCAACATTGACACCAGGGAAGGCAGCATGATCCAGACAGCGATTGGACCGGTGGCCTGGTATCTGGAAGGGGTTTACATGATCTTAAAGCAGATTCAGGATAACGCCTATCCGGCCACTGCGGTCGGTGACTGCCTGGATAAGATCGTTCAGACGCGAGGACTTACCAGAAAACAGGCAACGGCAGCAGTCCGGAAAGGAACCTTTAATACCGCAGTTCCATCCGGGTCGGAATTCAAGACGATCAACGGGGCAGATTCCCAGATTTTCGTGACCGGAGACCGGATCTCCGGAGGCGGGCCGGAATACGTCTATGCGATGCAGTGCAAGGATACGGGAATATCCGGAAACAACTATTCCGGGAATCTGCTCCCAATTACGCCGGTGGAAAATCTTACCTCCGCAGTTCTGGGAGATATCATCATGGCCGGAACGGAAGAGGAGACGGATGAAGCGCTGAGAAGCCGGTTCTATGAGACGTTTGATGTCGCTGCATTCGGCGGAAATATCTCCTCTTATAAAAATGAGATTCTGTCAATTGAAGGAGTTGGAGCCGTGCAGGTGTATCCGGCATGGAAGGGCGGCGGGACCGTCCTCTGCAGCATCCTCGGGGATGATCTTCGGCCGGCGCTTCCAGCTACAGTCCAGAAAGTTCAGAATATCATCTGCCCGCCGGAAGATGGCGGCAGCGTACCATCCGCAGACGGATATGGGATCGCACCGATCGGCGCGGCCGTGACGATCACAACAGGCACAGCGTTGACTTTAAATATTACATGTGACATCGATTTTGTAGAGACGATGCCGAACGGTGTTGAAACCTATAAAAATCAGATCAGGCAGAAGATTCAGGAATATCTGGATACGCTCTGTAAAGCATGGGGAGATGCTATAAAATCCCATCAGATCACGTATGCGGTCACGGTCTACGCGTCCAGGATCATCTATTCCATCCTGACGATCCAGGATGTTGTCAATGTGTCCAATGTAAAGATCAACGGCGTCAGCGGAGATCTGAAGCTTACAGAGACATCTGCATTGCAGCAGGTGCCGGTACTGGGGACGGTGGTGATCAAGGGTGAGTAGAGCGGAAGAAACTTTAAGAGGACAGTTGCCGGAATACTTCCGGCCAATCATCGAATTCAGAGAGATATTAAAAGCACATGGATACAGTCTTGACAAGCTTGATGAAACAAGCGAGAAGGTGAAGGACAACAATTACATCGCAACCTGTGATGAGGAGACGATTGCGTATTATGAAAAGCTCCTAGGGGTCACGTATCGTTTTGGAGACACGATGGAATACCGGAGAGCACGGGTACTGCAGAAATACAACACGATCGTTCCTTTTTCCATTGAATTTCTGAGAGACAAGCTCACGGAGCTGTACGGGGAAGACGGATATGAGATGTCCGTTGATTCAGCAGCTTGTAAGCTGAAGATAAAAGTTACATCAGACCGTTACGGGGCGATCGACCTTCTTTATGATCTTTTGTGGGATGTTGTTCCAGCTCACATTCAGATCCTTGCCAATCAGCAGACAACAAACCGTGTTCCGTGCCGCCTGTACGCAGCAGGAGCCGTTTCACGGGTATTTGTACAGACAATTTACAGACATACCGTTTATGACATCGAAGAGGTGGCAAATACAGGTGGAGCGGTATCAGGCACCAAGATTCAGACAATATCGAACGAATAGGAGGAAAAAACGATGGGAGTATATAGAGCGGCCATTGTAACAGAGAACGGACAGAACCTTATTGCGCAAGCGTTAGCGAATGAGAAACCTTTAATTTTCACAAGCGCAAAAACATCAAGTTATTCATATCCGGTGGGAACCGATGTTCCGGCACTGACTGGGCTACAGGATGTGGTGCAGAGTGTGCTGCCATTTGACAGTAAAGTACTGGGCGGAAATGTGGCACAGGTGAGTGTCCGCTTCGATAATGATGGAGTGGATCAGACGTATCGAATCGAGACGATCGGACTCTATGCCAAGATTGAGGGCGGAGCGGAAACATTATTTTCTGTCACACAAGCGACAACGCCAGATGAAATGCCGGTGCAGAGTGACATCTCCCCGTCAGCGTACATATACAATATTCAGCACACAGTGCAGAATGCGTCACAGATCACGCTTACCGTGAATCCGGCCGGAACTGCAACAGTGCAGGATATTATGGATATTGAAAGTCCAGAGTTCGATGATTCCGGAACAGTGGAAGGGATTAGCAGCTTCCCAAGTTTTCTTGAAACCATGAAGTCGAAGATGAATTTCTTCCAGTTCTTCCGTAATCTGAAGGCCGGACTGCAGTTCGTTTTACATACCGGACAGATTGTCAATAACTGTGTGACGGACAATTCCAGCTTACCTTTATCGGCGGCGCAGGGGAAGGCTTTGATGGATAAGTACACTCAATTGTATAGTGATTTGAATACCACAAATAACAATTTGAGTAATGGCTCCGTTATTGCCAATTTCTCACCGATGGAGAGCAATGAAGCAAATTTTTGCAAAGGATACAATTACGATAATGGACGATTTATCTTTAATTTCAGGGGCGCAGTATCTAAAATATCTGATTATGTCTTTTCAGACGGACACCAAGAAATCATTGCAAAATTGTCCGAACTCGCCCTAAAGTCGGAAACTCTGATTTATCGCGGCGACTTTGCAGGAAATTTGAATGATGCAGCATCCTGGAAAATTCCTGCCGGAATCTATCAAATCAAGGACAAAGATACTATATCAAATGGTCCAGACGGCGCACAATGGTGTCTGTTTATTCAGTTCCCAGATGACTATCATAGTCAAGTGATGTGTATTGGCGGAGACAATGGAGTTGTTACAAGGCGATACATTGGATCTCCTCAAGTCTGGACATCATGGACTTAAATCATGATTTATAAAAATAAACGAATCGTTGTCCATCGGCCGTAGTTGTTTCTAATGTGACTTTTATAACGTCACCCTTTTTAACGGGAAAAATCGGAGTCCACAAGTAACGATACGTTCCGCTAACAGTATGCCCTTCGTAAACGACAGTATTGTTAACAACAAATCTTACGAACGCTGTTCCGACAATTGCTTGAGTTTTTGCAACAGCTTGTACCATTCCATCTTCTGTAATAGTAATGCTTTGATCAGTGACATCTGCTTTTAAATTAGAAAATAAAATACTTCGATTATATGATGGATACAAATCCGACTTTGTTGCATATACGCTCCAGGAGAGATTAGCCCAGTCCGTAGTGTTCCCGGTTTTATAAACTACAGATGAATTTGTTCCCTTGGTATATAAATATATTGTCATGGATAACGTATCCCATGCGTTATTCCTTACAACAAGCACATTTGAATATATTGGATTTACTCCGGACGGGGCATTTTTAAATGAATTTTCCGTTCCTAATCTATGAAATCCGGCTTTGGCGTTTTTATCGTTGAAGTCAAATGGGGTGTCTGAAGTATGTGAATACTGAAGAATGGTCCCCATCTCACTATACAATTGAGGGAAAGAAGAAAAATCAACTCATAGACAAAAGTCAATTGAAAAATCACATAAATTTGAAAACTCAGGATCCGCGCGGGTCCTTTTTATATACAAAAAATTATTTTTTAGGAGGTATTCCATGGAAAAAATCAAAATCAAGGGATCAAGCAAGTCATATGAGATCCGGAGCATCCAGACGATCGAACCACACGTGATGCAGATTGTCTTCGTGGGTACACCGCCGACAAAATGGGGAGATATCACCCTATACACGGACGGCGGCATCGAATGCGCAACGCTGACGGGATGGACTACAGTATATCGCGATGAGGGCCAGACGGTCTATCTGTCAGATGATAGCAGCGTGTACCAGACACCGGATCCGGATACTGGTGGCGAGATCCTTCCGCCGGAGCCGTATGTTCCGACGCTGGAAGAACTACAGGCAGCGAAAAAGCGGGAAATCAGTCAGGCATGTGAGACTGCCATCTATTCCGGAGTCGATGTGACTCTTACGGACGGATCCGCGGAGCATTTTAGTTTGACGGAGCATGATCAGCTCAATCTCTTCGGTAAGCAGGTACAGCTTGCAGCGGGCACCACTGAGCTTGAGTACCACGCGGACGGTCAGCCGTGCCGGTACTACAATACCGCTGACATGCAGCTGATTATTTCCACAGCTATGCAGCATGTGAGCTATCACACAACATACTGCAACGCAGTTAACATGTGGATTAGTGGTACACAGAGCACAGATGAGATCCAGCAGATCTATTATGGTGCAGATGTGCCGGAACAGTACCAGTCAGACGTTCTCAAGGCATATATTGCAACAGAGAAAGAGAGAGCGGGTGATGTAGATGAACCACAGGTTGCTGAATAAATACCTGTTTCTGTTTGATGTTGGCGGACTGCTTTACATATTGATCGAACTGATCTGGCGCGGCCGGAGTCACTGGACCATGTTTTTACTCG